AGAAGTTCCTCTAGATAAATGTTGGTATCCAGGTATTTCTTCAGGAGATATGTTGAAGGCAGCTAAAATATTTCTTGTTACTTGTTCAAATAAAAATTGAAACTCACCGTCTTTTCTTTGAGGCTGAGTAGATACCCATTCGACATTGTCTTCTTTACCGATACCAAAAATAGGCATTCTAAAAGAATTGTTTACGTTATTGATTGAAGCGTTAAATTGTTGTTTTACATCTTCAATTGCAGACTGATCTATTTCATCTGATCTGATAACCATGAACCCCTTAGCGGCGCGTCCGTTTTGAAAATATAACTTATTATAAAGCTCAATCGATTGATAAGTAACAACTGAATTAACAATCGTATCAAGAGGCGTAACAGGGTATCCGTTGTGTTCAATATCAGATGAAGGAAATAAGCTATATACTATTAATTCTTTAGCGGTAAAGGCTTGCCTAGGATACCCGTCCACAACCTGAACCCAAGGATATTCGTCTTTTATTAAATTCTCAAAAAATGCGGGATCTAGTTTTTCTCCAGTAGCATTTTGTAATAGTTGAATAGAAGATCTTCTTACCGATTCAGCCGCCTCACCTTTTTGAACTGTTTTGAAAATAGTAGCGGCGTCTACAGGACGAAAACGGTGGAACTTACCTTCTTCATCTCTAACTATTTCCGTTGCGAATCTACCAAACGCCAAACCGTTTCTTACTTGAATATCTAAGAATTCTGGTAGAGTCATTTTTTCCGACTCTTTAAGTCCCTTGGTATGTCCGGAGTTAATTAATAAACTAAATAAACTATCGATTCTTTCTTGAACCATTATCATTTGTTCTGGCTCAATTACATCTTTAAATTCAGGCTTAATATCGATTTCAATACCGATGTCAAAACGATCTTTACGTTTATGACCAAACATCGACAAATGATTTCCTCTTGCTCTTAGTACCGCTGCAACGTGCATATTTTGTACACGTATTTGCTTTATTACCGTATCAGGAAGAAGATTTCTTTTATATTTAAAAATACCGGCATATTGATCTCTATTTGTCGGATCTTCGCTAAAAGATAGTCTTGGAGGTTTTTTACCTTTTTTACCTTGCCCACTTGCGGACAGTTGACGAATAGCTTCTTTCATAGTCTCTTCGCCAGAATTTTTAATTATATGCTCATTAAAAGCGTCTTGCATAGTTTGAGCAAAATTTATTTCAATTTTGTTTTCTTTTTGTTTTTTATCTGACATAATTATTCTGCCGTTACGTAGTAAATATTAACTGTTTCGTTAGATACATTATTTACAATTAAACTATAAATTGTAGAGCTTATAAAAAACATAGCAGGCTTTGTTTTTGTGCCTAGGACAATTGGAGATAGTTGAACCGTATTAGATCCATTAATAACTAAATTTACTTTTTTGTCTGACTCAAGATAAATGAATTGTTTAGCTGTTCTATAGAAATTAATTGCCGATGGGGAATTGCTTACAGAAATCTCTTGAGGAAGAGATGTTAGGCTATAAATTTCAATATAGTCGTGACTGACATCTGTTATTTCATAAGTCCCTAAAGTTACAGAACTAAAGCCAGAAATAATATCAGCTTTATCGCCTAACTGAATTCCTGTTACGCTATAGATTTTTAATTGAGAAGAAAAATTAACTCCCAAAGTTACAGGGCCTTCGCTTGCTCCAGATTGATTTTCAACCTGAAATGAAGTTGAAGTTAAACTAATAATTTTATAGACCCCTCTATTAACTGGGCTAAAATTATCTCCAATTCTTACTTCATCACCTACAATTACGCCTCCAGCAATAAGATTTAAAGGAGTACCGCCGGTAGAGGTAAAGGTCAATACAGGGCCGTTTTTTGTGATGGTAATTTCAGTAGAAGCATCGCATCCTTCATTTCTAGCAGCTCTAAAAGCGCTGGCTACGTCGGACAATATAACGTATGTATTTAAAGTTCCAGTTTTTAAAGAAATTGAGTATTCAGTAGGGTTATTTAATAAAGATAAAGAATTGTCAACAATTTCAGAGCTTTGGGATGCTGGCACTCTTAGATTAGCCGAAATAGGCTCCTCAATATTAATTCCCTGTAATTCGCGGTTCCATTTAAAATGATTTAAAGTAGGATTGTTTGATGTTAATTCATCTTCGTAGCTGTTTAAATGTACCAACAAATTTAATTTACTACTCATTTTTTCTCCAATTTACAATATCTTAGTTAAAGATTGTTATTACCAAACGATTTTTCTTTTACTGCTCTTATTAATTTCAGGACTATTGTTTACAGCTAACTCGTTGATTTTATTAGACATCAAATTGTTATTGTACTCCTGAGCTGTTCCTGTTTTTTCTTTTTCATTTGCTATTTTAAATGTGAACTTGTTTTTAGTTGAGAACAAGATTTGCATAGGATATCTGATAGAATCCATTATATCTGCCGTTCCATCGTTTCCATGTTCAGGCTTGTCAGTCGGATCTCCCTTACCGTCTAGTTTCCATTTGTACGTTCCAAAAGCTTCGATTACCGATTTGTTTCTAGGAAGATCTATAACTTTAAAAGTTCTTCTTCCGTTGACGTCTACAATTTTTCTTTGCAAAGCCGAAATACCTGCGGCAACATCTTTCTCAATAGTAGGGGCTTTAATTCCGTTTTTATTCAAAGTTTTTAAATAAGCAGGATATGCTGAGTCGCAATACCAACGAATTATAGGATATTGCTCTTGAAGTTGTTTTGCGTATTTTACGATATCCTCTAATTCTAATCCTGTTTCAATTACATTATCCATTAACCAAACTTCACCATTTGGTAGAACAGCTAAAACAACTAGTGAGGTTGCATCTGTAAAACCCCAGTCGCCGCCGCCGTAAAATTCTACGCCCAAATCTATCATAAATCTTATGAGCATGTCAAAAGTCATTGCTTCATTTTTAGTTCCGCTTATTTGTTCATAGGCATCGGCTACACTTATAGCATTATCAATTGCATCAAATCTAGGATAAACCAGCCCGACTGTGGAAGGTTTTTCGCACAATAACTGAGCATTTGCCATTTCAATAGATAATTTTTTAAAGTTATTATAGACATCTCTAGGGTCTTTAAATAGCCCTCCAAAATCAGATTGAGGTCTATCGACAAGAGTATTTTTCATTACCGGCAATAAAGGGTGGTTAGCAATTCCTGCGTAAGCTTCAAATTTCATATAAGAATCTTTTTGGGATTCATTTAAAGCTTCAAACTCTTCTGGGGAAATATTAGATAACGGGAGTTCTCTTGATATATACCGAGTAACTTTAGGCTCACTAGTCTTAGCTTCTTCTTTAGTAATTCTTCGGGTAATATCTACCATGTTCCATCTAAATATTTCTCCGCCAGATTGAGATACTGATTTAAGCGTCTTTTCCATCAAACCTCCGGCAAACTTTCTAGTTGAAAGATACACGGTTAATGGCTTGTATTGTTTAAAGGTAGAAGGAATCATTTTTGCTTCTTCTAAAGCCCTAGGATCAGAAATAACATCAATCTCGTCCACACAAAGCAAAGGTAAGTGTTCTGAGTTTGCTCCGGATATAGTAGCAATAACAACTTTGATATAAACTTCCTGACCATCATCTGTTAGCCATCCAATAATACTTTTACTGTCGGAAGCTTGAGCCCATCCATAATATTCTAAATAGGGTTTTATTTTTCTTAAAAAACCATTAATATAACTAATAGCTTTTAATGATTGAGACTGAATAGCCGCCATGTGACCTACAGAAATTCTAAAATGAATCATACAAAGAACTTCTAAGGCGGCGGCGCACAAAGTTTTACCGGAGTCGCGCGAGGAAAGCATTACAACTTCAGGAATCTCTCCGCTTTCTCCGGTTTTTATTAACTCGTAGATTCTCCACATAGCATCGATAGGCCCATGAGTTGAGCCAGGGTATACTACGCCCATAGGAAATTTAATGTCAAAGTAGACATAGAGCCAATCTCTAAGCTCTTCTTTTGAGTTTAAAAGCTTAAGAATATTTTCAGTCTTTTGCCTTTCTATCTCTTGTCTAACTAATTCTTTTTCCTCTAGAGTCATTGCTCTTCCGTAACCTCTAATTTTCCTTCGGCTATACTTATTCTACCAAATTTAAGCTCTTCGGAAAATACCATAAGTTGAACATTTTTTTCTTCTAGTATCGGTTTAATTTGATCTAATAAGTGTTCAATAAATTGAGGGTCTGTATGTTTAGAGACTTGAATAGTGAGGATATCTCCAGATTCTACTTTAATCCTTTTGATATCCTCTATTACAATTTCCTTTCTAGGATCTTTGTCCGGCCTATAACTCATTGTTATGCCCTATAATCCGCTTCATTTCTAATATTAGGAGCATTCTCTAAAGTTCTCTCAAAATTAGCTTCATCTCTTGCAAATTGATCTTCTAGTTGTTTGTCTCTAGGAAAAGCGACTATACCGCCTAAAGTTCCCATAACACTAGAAATACTTACCGCATTTTTAAGCGCTTGTTCAACGGCTAACGTTGCGTCAAATAACCCTAGCTCTTTTGGATCTCCGAATATTTGGTTTTCTACATCATATACAGATTTTTTGTCATTAATCATTTTTTCCAATAGTTCTTCGATTTCTTCTTCATTGTAACCTGCATTTTGTAAAAGCTTCATAAAAGGCTCAAACAAGGAGGGAACTAAGATTTCATTAACAATTGAATCATCCTTATATTTATCTTGAAGATCTAGAGCCATATTGATTAGGATTCTGCATCCGCCAGGTAAACAGCCTCTGGTAATAGCCGATCTTACTGCGCAAACTGCATCTTCAGCTCTATCTGATCTTTCCTTAAGCTCTCCATTTGAAGAACCGAGAATCTTAAGCTGAGCAATACCGTTCGTAAGTTTTCCGATTCTTTCTTCTAAGATCAATTTTTCAATTTTTGATTCCGAAGTTTGGGATTGCTTTTTAAGCTGATCGACTCTCAGTTCGATATTCATAGGATCTGAATCTCCAACTATAGTAGTTCTAAATCTATAGATCTCAATTCTTTCCATGTTTTGTCCAAAATCTGTCGGCTCAGCGTCAGATAGTGGATTATTCATATTAAAAATTTTAGCGCCCGTAAAAGCTGAAACATCCATTAAAAATTCTAATTCAGCGTTTGCTATAGGAGATAGAGGAGTACTTAGTGGTACTACGTTAATTGTATTTGGATTAGGAAAATTAAAAGATAAATTAGTTAATACACTATCGGCAAAAGAATGAGCTACGATTACTACATTTTTAAAATCGGATTTACCGCTTACATATTCTTCGCCAATTTTACCTAAGATATCTTGAATTTGAACGATGTCATTTATTTTTCCATCAAAAAGAACAAATAAAGGTTTTTCTAAAGTACACCTTTGATTTGCCTGATCATTGATAAAAGCGCTGTGAAATTTACCAATAGATTCCTCATATCCTTTTGTGATTGGAAATCCTTCAATTAATTTAACTTGATAGCCATGAGGGCCGGATATTTCTTGAATAGTAACGTGAGATGAAGAGCCATAACCTACCATTTCAAAAGCTTCCATAACTGCTTTTGCCATTTCTTTATCGCCGTTTGCAGATATAGTCGCTACTTTTTCTAGAAGACCTTGATTCTTAGAATTAATCTTAATAGAATTTTTTTCAATATACGGTAGCATGTCATCATGCAACATATTGTTGATAATTCGAGTAATTTTTTGAGGAGAAAATTTCCTGTTATTTTTACAGAAATTAAATATGTTTTTAATAAAAGCTGACGATATTACTGTTGCAGTAGTAGTTCCATCTCCTGCCTCATTAACGGTTCTTACTGCTACGTCTCTCATCTGTTCAATAATTAAATGCTCATGAGGATCATTCGCTCCTAATGATTTAAAAATAGAAACTCCGTCTTTTGTATTTTTATTAGGAATACCAGGTAGATCTGATTCAATAATCACATTTCTTCCGCCCGGCCCTAAAGAACAGCCTACAATATTGGCTATTTTGTCTACCGTTGTGACGATGGTTTTTTCTAGCCTGTTGAGATCAGAAGTAAAGATTTTTGCTGACGTTTTAACTTTTTTGGACATAATTAATCCTCCTATCAATACTATATTACCACATATTGACATAATATGAGATCTATGCTAAAATTTACAAGAGGTGTTTATGGATTTTGATAAAATGATGGATGAGATTGTATGGATTTTACCGGCAGCTATTATAATTCTTTTGGCTGAACTTCTACGATAATAGGAGGTCTATTATATGGTGAATAACTTAAATCTAAAGAGGAGGCGTTAACAAATTTAATTCCTTTATATTCTAAATAGCCACGACTTTCATGTATGTGGCCAAAAACATGCAATTTTAAATCGGGCAATGTTACGATTTTTTCCAATAAATCTTGGCATCCAGCATTAAAACCATCATATAAACATTTATCTAGTATCATTGCCGGAGGGCCGTGAGTTATTAAAACGTTAGTATCGTGAGGAATTAAATTCCAATGAGCTTTAATTTCGGCGCCTCTTTCTCTGTTAAACGCCCAGCTATGGAACGTCGGCTGAATAGGACTGCCCCAAAATTTAATTCCTTCAATTTCAATTCCAGAATCATTTAACAATTTGATGTTATATTTTTGAATAAGTTGAAAAATTTTACTCTTAACCTTTTTGCAATCTCTATACCCTCTACCTCTATTTTTAGCCCAGTTATCGTAGACCTCTTGCTTATCAAAAGATAGGTCATGATTTCCCATTATTAAGATTTTATTTTTATGGCTTAACTTACCGAACCAATTAATAAAACTTTTTAATTCAGTTTCAGATCCGGTCATACTGCAATCACCGGCATGGATCACTGTATCTCCATCAGGTATTTGTAGCGAATCATGCTTTCCATGAGTATCGCTTATTAGTACGCATTTCATCTATTCAATCCTAATCCAGTAGGAATTTTTTCGGCAAAAGCGTTCTTAAACTTTCTTTTATGTTCTATCAATTCATTTGTAACCTGTAAAAAAGTTTTATCATCTAACAAACTTCTTACCACAATTTCTTGTAAGTGGGCAATACTAAAATGATTTTTTGCAGCTAATTTGGCAGCGTCGATATCTTCTGCCTGCAATTCTTTTTCTGATATAAACGACAATAATTCTATGGCTTCTTGTTCATTTGGAGTTTTAAGTTCAATTACTTTATCAAATCTGCCTGGTCGGTCAATAAGCGCGCCAACAGACTGTTCAGGATTATTAGTTGTAGCCATTATAAATGTAGGAATTTTAAATACATCTCCTACTCCTTCAAGCAAGTTTAATAGCGAACTATCGGTTCCTCGGCTTCCATGATAATCCTCAACCGTTCCGCCGTTAATATCTTCAATAATAAAGATAAGCTTAGTGCAATCTTTATGAAATTTAACCTTAGAAGAAAAGAAGCGGTTAACGTCCGAGCTTCTAATTGCTGAAGTATCCCATATAAGTACACAAGTACCCTTGTCTTGATTTAGAAAAAAACTACTAACTTCAGCAATTGCCGAAGATTTTCCTACGCCAGGAGGTGAACAGATCAATATAGATCTTTTTTTAGGTCTATTTTTTAAAGTTTTTACTGAATCATATAGAGGTAACTTATCAAAAAATTTAACTCCCTCATCTATGATAGACTTAGTATTTAGTATGCTTTTTAGAATATTTTGTTGTTTTAGTTCAAATTTAACGGGGAAAACCCCTAAAGATCCATTTTCTAAAATAAAACTGCCGGCTTTAATAATTACCGATTTAACTGATTCTTCTGGATCTACAAATTTAAGTTGAATAATATTTTTTTCATCCTGTATAGTGACATCTGATTGAGGTATGGATTTAACAACTCCAGCTACCAAATCTTCAATTTTGGTAATTTTTTTAACAATAAATTTTCCTTCCGATTCTTCAGGACTAACAAAAGTATCTGTTAAATTAATTTTATCCATTAGATCTCCTCAAGGTTTATATTTGTTATATTATCAAATTTATCACGCCTAGAATTTATTCCTACCATGCTAACTAAGTTAGTATCGACATCATCGAAATCAAAAGCTCCAAAATTGACAATTACTAAACAATCATTTGAAAAATCACTTTGTCGTTCATTTATTAAGTAAAGTTCTTTTCCGCTAATTTTTCTTTTTGAAATTCTTTTATCTAAACCAAATTTATCAATATATTTTTTTTCCATTTTTAATCCCACAAATTTTTCTTTTCTTCCAGCAGTTTGTCTATTTTATTTAACGACTCTTCCGTTAATTC